AAACCTTTTTGTATTTCATTTTGCCAACTCATTTTTACTCTCCTTCTCCTCTACTACAATGTAGCCCTCTCCATTACAAGTATCGCATACACCATAGCGTAGTTTATAATATGGGCTATGTTGCCCTGTCCCCCCAATATTACAATCTTCACAATATACTTCACTCATAATACTTTCCTCTCTTTACAGAATTAATATCATATTGCTTACTTTCAAAAACATTCATTTGATTAAACCCCCTTGTTAAAATATTGCACATAAGCAAGTTCAACATCAAAATCACTTTTATCTTCAGGCATATTACCTTCTAATATTCTTATCTCATTGTGTGCTTTAAGCCACTTTTCAAAGTTATCAGTAGTTACTTCATAACTTCTAGGGTTTCCACAAATATCCCTTTTGTAATAAATGTTATACATTGTCATTTTTACTCTCCTTAAATATAACCATTAATATTAATATGCGACCATATTGTATTGTCATCTACATCTTGCTCTGCAAAAACATCTATATCTGTAATATAAACATCATCACAAGGCTCTTTTCCTCTAATAACAATCTGTATAGGTCTGTCATCAGGCATTGGGTGTTGTTCTTCTACTTCTGCCAATGCTGATAATAATTTACTTCTAAACTCTCCAATAGTCATCTCCATATTTACTCTCCTAAAAAGTTTTTATCGTATATACAATATATGCTAAAGATATAAACGATATTACGATTGTGCCTATAATAATAAAGTTTGTCAAATAGTCTTTACATCTACCCCATATAGACTTCTTTTGCAATATATCTATGACATCTTGATTGATATACATTAAATGATTGTTATGGTATGTTATTTTTCTATTTTTCATCTTTACTCTCCTTGTAAAATTGTTCAAAGTCATCATCATGAAATGTTACTGATAATTGCCTTGTAAATGTAAATGCACCTATTTCATCATAACTATTTTGTTCAATAGTCATGTCTATTGTAATATCTTCGATATTATTTTCTTCGTCATCATAAGCTACTACTTCTTCTACTTCAAAACTAACTATTTCATGGTCATTACCAAATATAGCCTCTGCCTCTCTTTTGGTAGCCCATTCTGCAAATTTATCTTCATCTTTAGATTGTAAGTAAATCATAATTAAGCCTCCTCTATATCTGTAATTTCAGAATCTTCTAACTCTAGTCCAAACTCTTGATAAAAAGATTCTTTTACTTTGTTTATATAATCACTTTTATTTTTAGCTTGAAATTCATTACCACCAAAGCTAACTGTTACATTACTATAAAATGTTTTCATCTTTACTCTCCTTGTAAAATTGTTTTAATAAATCTCTATATGGTTTATTTTTTTCCTCCTTAACATCTTCATTATCTACATAATTACCTACATCTCTCATAATTAAGTGTAATGTATCATCTTCAATAAGGTTACTACCATTTCTTTCAATTTGCTCTATTCCATTATCATCTATTGTTTTGATGGTAAATGTAATTTCTAAATCAAAATGTTTTTCTTCTAATTTTTTCATTATTTTTCTCCCCATGCCATACATGAATTATTAACAATAAAAGATACTTCATAATCTATTTCAGAGCCGTGCCAATCCTCCATCAATAAATCATAATTTTTATCTGCTATTTTTGCGACTGTATCTGCATCAAATATTGGTGCATATGATTCAATCGTTGTCATTAAACTTCTATTATCTTTAGCATTAACTGGAGATTCATAATACTTGATAATAAATGATGGTCTTTGTTTTTTCATAATTACTCTCCTTAATAATTATTTTTTATATATTCAACAGATTTTTCTATAATTGCTCTATTATCATTTTCTTTATTATTAAATAATTCTAAAAACAATTTTCTAAAATCTGTATCCTCTAACAATAAATTAAAATCTACTAAAGTTATTCCCTCAATAGAATTTAAAATCATATCTACTCTTTTGTTCATAATTAAACTCTCCTTTTTTCTATTAATTGTTCAGTTTTTGTGCCTAATATATCTGTATTAATCTTGTAAATTTCTACAATATCGTTAATAAATATATAATCTGAAAATGTAACATTATGATAATTTTGTTGATTATCTAATATTTCACTTAAAAATTTACCATCATTATTGTAATGTTTAAATTTATACATAATTACTCTCCAAATAATTAATAAATTGTTACTACATGGTTATATTATCATGTCAATTAATATTGTCAATAGTTTTTTTTATCTTTTTTACAATCATTTATTTTATATAATAAGTTATTGTTTTTATTATTATTTATTTATATACTCTTATGTCATATATTGACTTTTTATTAAATTTATGATAAAATCTTATTTTATTTAGTGATTAAATAGAAATTAATCATTTAGAGCGAAAGCCCTCAAGGCTTCAGAGCGATTAAATGATTTTATCAAGTATGATAACCAAAAGGCAATAATTATATATATTATATTCATAATATATTCTATAAGTAAAAGTTAATTCAATTCAATTCAATTCAATTAAATTTAATTCAAGTAAATCTATACATAATAAATATATAAAATAATTGTAAATAATAGTTGACATTATTATTTTTATATCTATAATAAGAAATGTAATTAATTTTATTGGAGAGTAAAAATGAAAACATATCAAGATTTAAAAAACTACGAAAAAGATTTAACAATAGAATTAGATAGATTATCAAAATATAAGGGAGATTATTCAGATAATATTTTTAATAAACATATGCAAAATGAAATAAGAAAAGAATTAATAAAAATTGAAAGATATATAAATAAATATGAATTAAAATTTAAATATTCTCTAGCTTGGTGTTGTAAATATAATAAAGAATATGATTTTAATAAAGATTATTTTTATTTAAAAGATAGACATTTATTAAATACAAGTTTAGATAAAAGAATAGTAAATTAATATTGACATAATATTATTTTTATATTATTATTAATTTACATTTAAAACTTATGGAGAGTAAAAATGCAAAATAGAAATAAACTTAAAAAATTAATAAATAATGCTTTTAGTTCTTTATATAAATTAAGAAATATTGGCTCTAAAGATTATATTGAAGAACTTTATCAAGTTAGCAAAAAAGAAGAAAAGCAACATAGAAATTGGATTAATGGCTTTTATGATAATCATAATAAACCTGAAAGTATAAATACAATAGCTAAAATGTTTACTGTAAAAAATATAGCTGAAAGTTTATTAAAAGAGAATTTATATTCTGTAAAAGATATTATCAGAATAAAAGAATCTTGTATTTTATCACAATCAATTGTAGAAAATTATCAGGATATTGCATTGGATTGTTTTAAAAACTTTGATTTAAATGAATTATCCAATTTGGATTATTGTGAACTTGTCAATTAATTGTTGACATTTTGAGAGAATAGGAGTATAATTATCAGTGTTGGGATAACTACGCCTAAAGAATACAGAATTATAAGACAAAAAAAAGGGAGCTAAAAAGCTCCCTTTTCTATTTATAGATTATTTATTTTTTAATATTAGATTGACTGCTTTTAATCTAATATCATCATCACTTGAATTGAAAAAGCCGTTACATACTGATAATGCTTTTTTAATATGCTTCAATTCATATTTTGGTTTATTCTTATAAATATCTATATATGATTGTAATGTAGTCATTTGAATAATTCCTTGTAAGTTTAAGTTTACAATTATCCCTCTAATAACTTTTTTCGGAGTTAAAAAAGGGATAATGTATTTTAGTGAGATTTATTGCTCTGCATATTCATAATTGAACATTTTATTGACTTTAAAACTAAAATGATTAATAAACAGTGCTTTATTGCTCTCAAGTAAATAATCAAGCGTGTTATCAATAATAGAATAAATTGATGATGTTTTATCAGTCTTTTTTAATTTATTGAATATAAGCTCTCTAATATCAAAAATGATAGTTTCATCAAAATCAATGAAAAAGTCATCACTATTGACATTAAAATTATTAAAGTATTTTGGTTGATTATCAATTAATAAATGTATGCAATTAGATGCTGTATTATTAATTAAATCAAACTTTTTTGGAGTCATAGACATAATAATTCCTTATAAAGATTAATGAATAAATAGCTTTGTGTAACGCTTTACGCCTCGCATACTCTTGTATGGTCATCAGGTGCGAAAGTTTATTGAGATTTACTCTTATAATTATTATGAGTGAATCATAACAGTATCAATCTATATTGACAAGATATAATTGATTTAAATAATTAATCAAACTAACAAGTATCATAAGTAAAATAAAATTGACAAAGGTTTAATAATGAGTGATAATAAAGATATTGACATTAATGATAAAATGGAGGAGTCAAGCCCTAAAAAAGTCGGTCGACCCCCACACCTTCCAAATGACGATACCCGAAAACAAGTCTATGAGTTATCGTCAGTAGGAACTAGGTACGAAGATATTGCAACAGTGTTAGGCATATCCGCAGACACTCTTACCAAATACTATCCAGAAGAATTAAAAAAAGGTCGTATTGAAGCTAATGCTGCTATTGCATCCACACTCTACGAAAAAGCTAAATCAGGCGATACAACATCTATGATCTTTTGGCTTAAATCTCGTGCACAATGGAAAGAAACACAGAAACACGAACATGCTGGAGACCCAGACGGTGCACCAGTGCAAGTAAAAGTAGTTACAGGAATAGATGACTAACCCCCACCCCCTTTTTTTATATAACAAAATTGCCCATTCTCATTACAAACTAGGGTAGTATAAAAATTATATTAGGAGAAAATTATGGCTTGTAAAGGCAAAGGTAAAAAGAAAGTAAGTTACAAGAAGAAAAAATGAACATTTATCAATTATTACAATCTTTAGGATTATCTAGTGGTCAACAACCAGAAATAGGCTATACAGATTTACTTGGTGGTGACTATGCTATAGAAGAAGCTAAATTAAGATTTCCTGATGATGGTAAAGTAGGTGGTAATCAAGATGCTTTTAGGCATTTAGTATGGCAGGCTAACTTGCAAAGAGAAATGCCATTACTTGCTAAATTTGCTGGCGATGTTCATGAATCAGAATATGTGCCATTTATTGGTGCTATGGGCACAGGTCAAGGCGATTCTGAAAAACAAATGGATTTATACAACAATGCTCTTGGAAGAAAGATAGCAGATCAAGCCACATCAATGGACGATGTTTATAATATTGCAGAACAAATGGTTATAAAAAATAAGGCTATGAAAGTATCACAAGATATCATAGATGAAGAACACGCAGAAAAAATGAGAAAGTATAAATAATGTCTTTATATAGGAATATCCATGCAAAACGCAAAAGAATTGAAAAAGGTTCAGGAGAAAAAATGCGTAAAAAAGGAGCAAAAGGAGCACCTACGAATAAAGCCTTCAAACAAGCTGCAAAAACAGCAAAAAAGAAGTCTAAAAGAACTACTAAAAAGCGTGGGTGATTGTGTTTAAGAACTGGTCATATCATTGGTATTGGGGTTTCAACTTTGGATTTGAAATCTATGAAGGCTCTATAGAGTCAGAAGGACTAACATATCCTGTTGAGTACTTACTCATCAACATCGGTCCGTTAAGAATACAAAAAGGTGAATATATCTAATGGCTGTTAAAAAGAAAAAAGTAAACCTGTCTGTAGGCAGAGGTGAAAAACGCTCTGTCAAACAAGGTGCAGGATTAACAGCAAAAGGTCGTGCAAAATATAATCGTGCTACTGGCAGCAATCTAAAAGCACCAGTCACAGGTAAAGTTAAAAAAGGT